CCTTTTGGGACTGTATCTATGCGTACCTCGACTACGTACACAACAAACGACTGGTCATCGTTCAAGGAATCTGTCCTTGAGCACGGCGCTGTTGACTTGCTGTTCAAACGTATTGCGCAGGCAAACATGGCACAGTTTCTAGAAGAAAACCCGGGGGTTGTACCTCCGGGGCTGAACTCGACAACGGAATACACCGTGGTCGTATCCAAACCAACCAAGTGAGTTTTATATGTCAAACATAACGCTTTTTTCGTCCGCAAACGTACCTGCATTCGCTCGTAACAACGAACTGTCCGACACAGCCAAAGCCCTTACCGGCGGCAGCGTCTCCAACACCAAGCGCATCTCTATCAAAGGCGGCGTGTTCCGTCTGGTAGCTGGTGGCAAGGAAGTCGCCGCGATTGATGATCGCCATCTGGAAGTCATCATTGTGAAAGCTGCCCCCAAGGTCAGCCGTATCTTCTACAACGCATCCTACGATGCGGACAACATCACCGGCCCTGACTGCTGGAGCAATGATGGTGAGCGCCCTGACCCTTCTGCTCAGAACAAGCAAGCAGTTACCTGCATGAGCTGCCCGAAGAACATCGCGGGTTCTGGCCAGAACAACAGCCGTGCTTGCCGTTACCAACAGCGTCTTGCTGTGGTGTTGGCCAACAACCCATCAGGGGATGTGATGCAGTTGACTTTGCCCGCCACTTCGGTGTTTGGTAAAGAAGAAGGCGACAAGCGCCCGTTACAAGCCTATGCACGCTACTTGGCGGTGCAGAATCCTCCGGTCAATCCTGAGCAGATCGTTACCGAAATGCGCTTCGATACTAAGGCCGAGTCCCCCAAGCTGCACTTCAAACCTGTACGTTGGTTGACCGACGACGAGTATGAAGTTATCAAAGAGCAAGCCGAGAGTGCTGACGCACAACGTGCCGTGGTCATGACTGTCGCTCAAAGCGATGGCGTGAAGAACAACGCTCCCAAGATGGTGCTGGCTGGTAAGCCGCCTGTTGAAGCTGAAGCAGAGGAAGACGAAGCACCCGCTAAGCCTGCCGCCAAGAAAGCCAAGGCCGAACCTGTGGACGAACCTGAAGTCCGCAAGGAAGCCGCCAAGGCTCCAGCCGTGCCTGCCAAGAAGGGCAAGCTGGCTGATCTGGTGTCCGATTGGGACGACGAGTAATTAAATCGGGGGGAAAGCGGATGCTGATGGATTCATGCCGAGCGCAATAAATTTGAACTGTTGCTGCGACTCGACAAGGGTAGAAACAGTGCAGCGAGTACCCCCACCTTCAGGAGAAACAATGAGCACATTCGGAACAAACCCACACATACTGCACAGGGCAGACAGCTCTGACACAAGCGTAGCAGCCGCATACGAAGTCGACACTACGCGCCTTGAGGGGTTGGTGTACTCCACCATTCACCGCTTCGGTGAACGTGGCTGCATCAGTGATGAGGTGCGTGCGCTTTATCCTGAATACCCTTACTCATCCATCACAGCGCGGTATCGTGCGTTGCTGGACAAAGGTTTTATTGAAGACACCGGCGAGCGCCGTCAAGGCAAGTCCGGTAAAAACCAGCGCGTCATGCGCGCTATCTTTAGAGAGAAAGAAGATGGCCTACTCACAAAAAACCATTGACGCAATCATGCGTGCCCCAAAGACTCAAGGCAATCAGCTTGGGCGCTGGGCAGTGCATCTCAACTTTTCAGTTGTGCGTATTGCAAAAGCATTGGGCGTGTCACGGCAGACTGTTTACAACTGGTTTGAAGGCGGTGAAATTTTTGTTGCCTACGAACATCGAGTTGAAACACTGCTCACGTTCTTGAAGAATTCCAAAACAGCAGATGAAGCATGGAGAAAAATATGTCAGCATTACGACCTCGCAATTTAAGCAACCAAGAACTCGTCAAATACTTTGCCATGTATGTGGACGACAACCCGATGGGGGCACCACTGGACTGGCAGATTGAACTGTTACGCCGCTTCACCGCAGTAGCACCAGACAAAGAGTTCCCCCCACGCGACGAAGCACAGCGCGACCTGTTTATTTAACCTGAAGGATTCCCATGACTCCGCTTGAATTTCTAGCGGTTGTTTTGCCGTCTCCGGATAACGGGTTGTACTGTACGGCAGAGCTAACTACAAAAAAGAAGGAGCACAATTTTGTTGAACATTTGGAGGACTTACCTGCATCCATAGCTAAGTGGGGCGACAAGAAAAACATTTACTTCGCACTGTCTACGTTTGAAAACAAGGGCAAGCGCACCGCAGAGAACGCTCGGTTTATTCGTTCGCTGTTCATTGACATGGATGGCTACGAAACCAAGAAAGCTGCGGCAATTTCGCTCAATGACTTCATGGTCAAAACGGGACTGGACTTGCTTGGTACACCGTACATCGTGGACTCAGGCGGCGGTTTGCACTGCTACTGGCCATTCACAAAGGACATACCTATTGTTGAGTGGAAACCGGTTGCTGAGAACTTCAAGCGCTTGTGCAGACAAGAAAACATGAGCATTGACATGACGGTGACCGCTGACTCTGCCCGAGTACTGCGATTCCCCGGAACGTTCAACAACAAAGAGAAGTACTCTGCGCCGCGCCCAGTGCGCATACTGGCCGAGGGCGACACGTTTGATTTTGAAGACTTGGCCAACCACATTGAAAGTCAGCTCAAGTCAATGCCGATGCTCCCGCGCCAGCAGAACACAACCCTTGCACTGCCCGGCCAACGACCTGACGCACCCCACACACCGACCACGGTCAAGTTGTTTGAGAACAGCGTCACGTTGTTCAAGAACATCTATAAGAAGACCCGCGATAACGTGGGCTGTGAGCAGCTCCGGCACTATGCGGAGAACGCAACCGATGATGGCATGGAGCCGTTGTGGCGTGGATGGTTGAGCATTGCACAGAAGTGCAACGATGGTGAGAAAGCCGCCATATGGTTGTCAGACCTACACCCGTACCCACATGAGCGCATGCACCAGAAGCTGGCTGAGATCAAAGGGCCATACCCATGCGTCAAGTTTGATTCAGAGAACCCCGGCATCTGTGATGGGTGCATCCACAGGGGCAAGATCACAAACCCGTTGGCACTTGGACGTGAGACCGCCGTGGTCACCGCCGAGACTGAGCTTGCACTACCAGCAGAGGATGGGCAAGAAGTAAAAAAGGTCATCCGCCCTGAAGCACCAAAGGGTTATGCGTACGGTGTTCGGGGCGGTGTGTTCATGGAGAAGGAAGATACAGACGCTACTGGTAACGTGACAAAACGACAGATCATGTTGCTACCCTACGACTTGTTTCCTGTGGACATTTTGAACAACAACGGTGAACATCTTGTGCATATGTTGGCAGTGCGGGACTACAAGGTGCAACCCGTATCGTTTGCACAGAAGGCCATAGTCAGCAGGGACGAGACAGTCAAGGCGCTGGCACAACAAAACGTTATGGCTGCGTTTGGTTCAGGCAACGACAAGAACTTGTACGACTATGTGCGCTCATGCGTGGAGAAGATGAGCAGCGATAAAAAACCGATTGACGTGCCAGACCACTGCGGCTGGCAAACCAACAACACCTATGTATGGGGCGGCAAGATTTACGCACCCAACAAAGAAGCAATTGAAGTGCCCATGCCCGGCCTTGAGAACATCACAATGAACTCCAAGCCCACCGGAACACTGGAAGATTGGCGCAAGTTCATGGATTTGCTGGTGCGAAGAAAGCTTTGGGATCACTTGGCCGTCATCCTGATCGGTGCTGGCTCACCACTGATGCGTTTCACAGGGCTGCATGGTTTGACCATTCACTGCGCCTCGACCGACTCCGGTACTGGCAAGTCGCTGGCGCTTGAAGGTGCGGCATCCATCTGGGGTCATCCGGTTCACTACCGCACTGGTGCGGGTACGTCAGCTGTCGCCATGCAGCAACGCCTTGGTTTACTGCACAGTAACCCACTCATCACGGATGAGATTACCAGCAATAACCGCGAGAAGTTTGAATGGTTTCCTGCATTCTTGCTCAGTATGACCGAGGGTCGCGGCAAAGAGCGCATGGAGTCTGGTGCCAACAAAGAACGACTGAACCTGTCCACATGGGCGGCAATGGCTATCATGTCATCGAACACCCACGCTATTGACTCACTGACCGGTACGCGCAAGCATGCTGCCGAGGGTGAGCTTCGCCGCTTGATTGAGTACATCATGGACGACAAGCTGGAGTGGGATGCGGATGAAATTGAAGTCATCAAGTCTTTGCGCAACAACTACGCCGTAGCTGGCGCTGTGCTGGCGCAGTACATGGTTGACAACATTCAGATGATTGAGGCGCTGGTGAAACAGACTGTACGCCAGATGTACACCGAGTACCGTGCGCCCAACGATGAGCGATTTTGGATGGCTGGTGTTGGCTGCGCCATAGCCGCCGGTATTTTGATGAACAACGAACACGCTAAGATTGCCGAGTTCCCACTGGTTGAGGTGATCGAGAGTTTTCGTAAGCGTATCAACGA